AAAGGTCTACCACATATATGCAAAGGACCGTTGTTTATATCACAATTTAAAAAGAGAAGATTTTGAGGAGAAGTGGGAGATGTTGCATAATATGGTAGAGTTAATGACTGGTTATAAAGATGATGTAGACTTGCAATTTGAGGAGATCAGTGATAATATAGTAAGTAAGGGTCTGCATACCGAAGACCTATTAGACTCATCTTATTAAAGGAGATTTATTATGTTGTATGTGAGTATCATCGGATTAGTTGTGGTGCTTGCTATTTGTTATGCTGTATATTCATTAAAGGTGTATAATCCGCATGACTAATATTATTGACACAATCTAAATAAACTGATATAATTGAATTGAAGGTATTAAACAATTATGACAAAAGGATTTACTGTTAAAGCAAATGCACCAAAAGTTAAGAAAGCAGAAGACGAATGGGACATTGCTGCTATTAAAGAACGTATGAAAGGTAAAGCAATTGTATTTTGCTTACCTGGACGTGGAGTATCATATACATTTCTAAAGAATTTTGTACAACTATGTTTTGATCTTGTACAGAATCAGATGAGTATACAGATCTCACAAGATTATAGTAGTATGGTTAACTTTGCAAGATGTAAGTGTTTAGGTGCAAATGTATTGAGAGGACCTGATCAAGTACCTTGGGATGGTAAACTTAAGTATGATTATCAGTTATGGATTGATTCGGATATTGTCTTTGATGTGAACAAGTTCTGGCAGTTATGTGATCTATCTGTACCAGCTGAAGGTGAAGAGAAAGGTATTACTGCAGGATGGTATGCAACAGAAGATGGAGTCACAACCTCTGTCGCACATTGGTTAGATGAAGATGACTTCCGCAAAAATGGTGGAGTTATGAATCATGAAACTGTTGATAGTATTAGTAAGCGTAAGAAACCATTTACTGTTGATTATACAGGATTTGGGTGGGTACTTATTAAGAATGGAGTATTTGAACATCCTGAAATGAAGTATCCATGGTTTGCTCCTAAGATGCAAGAGTTTGAATCAGGTAAAGTAGCAGATATGTGTGGAGAGGATGTTAGTTTCTGTTTAGATGCTATTGAAGCAGGATTAGAAATCTGGTGCGATCCTCGAATTAGAGTAGGGCACGAAAAGACTCGTGTTATTTAATAGAGTATACGGAAAGTTTGGTATGGTATGGAAAGAAGTTAAAGATTATGATACTTTATGGAATGAGATAAGTGAAAACCTAACCGAACTTTCTCGTATTGATAAAGTTAAATATTATGTAAGAGCAACTGAAGATTCTATTCAAGATAAGATTAAACGTGTTGAAGAACATGCAAACCGATTGGAGACTAATTAATGGCACTTTATGGTACAACAGATCAACAACTAGAAGCAACACCAAAGAAGACTCGACAAGGTACAGGTAAACATACCAAGTATGCAGCCACCTCTCGAAATGGTGTTAGAAAAAAATACCGAGGACAAGGTAAATAAAATGGAAGTTATTCTTGTAGTTGCTATAATTGGAGGTGCTATTTTAGGAGCATATAAACTAACTCCTAAAGAATGATATATTATTATATAAGACTTCCTTCGGGAGGTCTTTTTTTATGCTTATAATTAATAGTAGAGTTTCAATGGTAAGAGACATGGAAAGGAAAATGTTAAGAGAAATTGCAAATGACAATCAAACACCAAAGAAACGTGATTTACCATTACAAAATGATTTGTATGAGAGAATAGATACTGATGAAGAGGAAATTAATTTAAATGATTGGGATACTAATGGACCTGTACCATTAGCCGAATTTTAAACTATAAATAAGACAGGATATATCATCTTTTTTATAGGTACATATGCCTCTTCAGCGTGTAAGTCAAGGTTTTAAAGATATTAGTATGACTTTTCAGAGAAATCCTCTGAATAATGATTTGATTGCATTAAAAAATATTACTGCAATTACAAGATCTGTAAGAAATATTATCTTTACTTATCCTGGAGAGAAACCTTTTGATCCTGAATTTGGTTCACAAGTTTCAAGAATGCTTTTTGAAAATGCAGATCCAATAAATTCGATCAGAATGAAGCGTGAAATTGAATATAGTATTAATCGATATGAACCAAGAGTTTTATTAACTTCTGTAGTTGTAAATCCTAATTATGATTCAAATAGTTATGATGTAGGAATTAATTATAATGTAATTGGAATTGACGTACCTACACAAAACCTAGAATTTGTGTTGCAATCAACATCTCAATAAATGGCACTAGTAAATTTCGCAGATCTGGATTTTAACCAGATAAAGGTTACTTTAACGAATTATTTAAAAGATAATTCCAATTTTACAGATTATGACTTTGAAGGGTCTAATTTGTCAACAATTTTGGATGTTCTAGCATATAATACGTATATTTCCTCATATAATGCCAATATGGTTACTAATGAGGTCTTCATTGATAGTGCCACTTTAAGAGAAAATGTAGTTTCTTTGGCGCGAAACATTGGTTACATGCCAAAATCGCGTAAAGCAGCTGTTGCAAGCATTAGTTTTTTCATCGATACGACCGATATTATACCAAGTCCATCAGTAATTACATTAAAAGCTGGACCAGTTGCTACATCTGCAGGAACTTTTGGTAATCAATCCTATGTTTTTTCAATAAAAGATGATATTACAGTACCAGTTGTTGATAATGAAGCAGATTTTGACTTAATGTCAATTTATGAAGGTAGTCTTATTAAGGAAACGTATACTTATAGTTCCAGAAATCCTAATCAAAAGTTTATAATTAGCAATATTGGAGTAGATACTCAACTAATCAATGTAAGTGTTGGTACAAATGAGAGTACTGAGAAACAAAAGTATAGTTTTCAGGATAGTTTATTCGATATTGATGGAAATTCAAGAGTTTTCTTCTTACAAGAGATTGAAGATGAGCGTTATGAAGTGATTTTTGGTGATGGAGTCTTTGGAAAGAAACTTTCTGAAGGTAATGTAATAGAAATTGACTATATTAGGTCAAATGGAGACTCTGGAAATGGAGTTACTCAACTTGCTTTTGTTGGTCAACTCCAATATACACGAAATTCCACTACTTATCCGATTACAAGTGGTATTTCTATGATTACCACTGATATTCCTTCTAGTGGAGGTGAAGTAATTGAAGGTGTTGACTCAATTAAGAAGTATGCACCACGAATTTATGCTTCTCAAAACAGAGCTTTGACTGCAAATGACTATGAAACGCTAATTCCATCAAGAATTTATCCAGAAACAGAGTCAATTTCCGTTTTTGGAGGTGAAGAACTCATTCCTGCACAATATGGTAAAGTTTTTATCAGTATTAAACCAAGAACTGGTGAATTTTTGCCTAATTTGATCAAAGAAAACATCAAGAGAGACCTTAAAAAGTATGCAGTAGCAGGAATTGTGCCTGAAATCCTTGATTTGAAGTATCTTTACCTTGAAGTTAATTCAAATATCTATTATAACACTAATTTTGCTTCATCTGCCACTGCTGTATCAACAATTGTTCAAAATAATGCAACAGCATATGCTGAATCTAGTGAATTAAATAAGTATGGTGCACGATTTAAGTATAGTAAATTCTTAAATGTTATTGATCAAAGTCATAGTGCTGTAACATCAAATATTACAACAGTTTTGATGAGGAGAGACATTAGACCTGCTTTAAATGCAATAGCTGAATATCAAATTGGATTTGGTAATCAATTTCATATTGCTAGAATGAGTGGTTATAATATTAAATCTTCTGCATTTCAAGTTGAAGGAATTGCTGGCAATGTTTACTTATCTGATATTCCTGATACTAATAGAGAAACAGGATCATTATTCTTATTTACTGTTTCAAATCCACAATCAACAGATGCAAAGATTGTAAGGAGAGGTGTTGGTTCAGTTGATTATATTAAAGGAATTATAACAATTAATCCTATTAATATTCAGGCATCAACAAAAATAAAAGATGGACAATCAGTTATTGAAGTTTGTGTCCCACCAAGTTCAAATGATGTGATTGGATTACAAGATTTGTATTTGCAACTAGATATTAATAACAGTACATTCGACATGGTAATTGATCAGATAGCATCAGGACTTGATCCTTCAGCATCTAACTATATTGTTTCTTCCAGCTACAGTAACGGATATCTAGTAAGACCATAAAATGACACAAAGCAGAGTACCATTAAGAACAGTTGTTAAAAATCAACTGCCATA